TTGCCTTGCCTGGCTGTGGATCGTCACCGTCGAAGCCCGCCCAGGCAAAGATGCGCGCCTTGACCGCCGCGCCGTCCCATGAGTCCCGTTCTACAATCGGCAGGTCCCGATCAGCTCCCACTTTCCAGTTTGCCATAGCTACCTCCTATCAGCTCAACCAACCGATCACTCGGAAATTGAACTTAGCATACGCCTCGGCATATATCTCAATCACCCTGTTAGCGTCCGGAGCCACCGGAAAGACAACAGCGCCATTGTAGCTAGTCTCAAACAAGCGCGCCAGGGCAGAGCCGTTGGTTCGGCATCCCACGTCATTCTCGCTAGAGTCCAGATTGACAATCAACACAAACACACACACGCACCCCGTGGGGATGATCGCCGACAAGTCCCAGTCCTGCCACGTCCCGTTCGCGGTGGCTTGCTGGGCCGCGCTAAACGCTTCGGTAAAAGCCAGTGGTGTTGCACCTGTTATCGGCATATTCTAGCTCCAGGCCACGATCTCGGCCACCTGTGCTGCAGTGGCGCATTGGAAGTACAGGGTAAGGGAAGACGGTTGAATCAAGTCCTCGTAGTAGGCCATACCCGCCGGGATAGTCAAATAAGTGGCGCCAGACTCCTCGCTGGTGAAACAAACCTTGACGGCGAAAGCCCCACGACACTTAATCAGAAACTTCTTGGCGTTGGCCGGCAGGGCTTGACTGTACTCCGTGTCGGCATCGGTCATGGTAACATTGTAGACGACGGGCGCAGCGGCGCGGTTGACCTGCGCGGCTAGGATAGCAGCCAACGTGGTCTGGGTGGCAAAGTCCTTACCATCGAGGGAGGCCAACAGAACCCGCGCCAGCTCTAACGTTGCCTCCGTGGACAAAGTAGCAAGTGTGGCCTCAGCCGCCGCACCATCCGGTAAAGGCAAGCTGGCCGCCGACACCGGCTGGGTCTCGTCCTGGTCGGCCTTTAACTGCATCTCCGCCAACAGCAGCCCCAGCGCGCTCTGGGTCTCATCCCCCACGTACACCTGCACGCGGCCGTCCGCATCCACCAGCACCTTGACCGGGTTGCCCTCGCTGTCCACCCCGTATATCCACACATGCCCGCCGCGCGGGTCTGGTATTACAGTTCCACTCATCTAGCTTCGCTCCAAAATCAGTGATCAGCTATCAGTGTCCAGCTTACTGATTACTGATTACTGTTTACTGACTACTCCTAGTTCTCCGGCTCGTTTTGGGTAACGATCACGTCGTCCACGTACACTACTGAATTGTACTGGCCCTCCAGGTACTCCAGCCCTACACTCTTGACGCCCACCCGAAGACGGGCATTGCTCGAGTCCGCACTGCGCAGGTAGCTAACCCCCGACACGTCGTACTCCGTATTGTTCAGAAGCACCCGCATATACTTCACACTCTCGAAATCCACCACCACCTTCAGCAACCAAAAAGGATAATAAGGCACGTACAAATCTAGACCCGTGGCCAGGTCCACGACCTCCCCCGCGCCATTCCTGATCCACAGGTGCAAATTCGAATAGTCGTACACCACCAACGGCTCGTGAAAGTACTCCCCATCATATAAGTCGAACAGCAGCCCAAACCAGTCCAGCCTGGCATCAAATGCAAAAGCGCACTCCATACCCAGCTTGCCCCGCGACGGGAATGCCATCACCTGATATATCTGGGCCATCCGATACCCGTCACTCCCAGCTACCATCTTCACCGACCAGGCGCCGTGCCGCGCACGATCGGGGCTAATGCTGACACTGCCGCCCGCCCCCCAAGCATTACTCCCCCACTTCAAAATGCCTTCATCAAAATTATCTATCAAGCACACGTCGCCGCGACGGTCGAACGTCACCGGGCTACCCAACCGGGCCGCCAATTCCCCCAGGTCAGTCACCGACCACAGCGGCCCACGCCGCCGCGCGGCAACCATCGAATTATAATACTGGTCCGCCAACATCTGGCTCACCGCCCGGCTCATAACCCCAGACCCTCCCACGACACAAACGCGCTCTCTGCCACCTGCTTCCTCGCCGCCCGCAACCAGGCCCGATACGCCACCTCTGCCCGATAGACCATCGAATCGAATTGCGTAAGCAGTAGAGTCTCGAACCGTGGATTTGCCCCCTCGACCGCACGCAGTAGCTCCGCCGCCTTCCAAATCGCGAACAGCGTCAACGCCTCCATGTCCTGATCCGGCACAGTCAACAGGTCCCCGTCGGCGCTGGGGTACGCATGATCGCCCGAGTAGGTGACCACGATGTCCTCAGTTGCCAGGGGCTCTTCCCCGATCACCAGCGTCGCCGGGGGAGCCCCCAACACGTCGTAGTAAGCCCCACCCACAAAGCCGCGCAGATCACGGTGAGAGCACCGTATCAGATACACCGGCGGATCCTCCCCAGCAGGGTACTCCACGCTGGTGATCACGTGCGGGCTAACAAGCGCCGCCGACAGGTCATACTCCCGCACCCCCGCCGCGCAATCGATCGTAGCGGTCAGCTCGGTCTGAGGGAAGACCTTGCTATAGTCCGCAATCGCGTCGAGAATCCACTGGGTCAAGTTCGAGTCCGACCAGGTTGCCGTGCTCGGCAGCCGCTCCCGAATCAGACCACGCAGCCCCGCCAGACTAATGCTCATTCTGCCACCGCCCCCTCCGAAAAAACCCCACCGACGATCTCCTCAAATTCCTGGTCCGACACCGGCTCGCCCGCGAATTTGAACACTATCCGCGCCGCCACCCGCCGCAAGGCCGGCGTATTCCCAACCATCTCCGCCAGCTTGTTCATCGCGTCGGTAATCTGATCCGCTGCCCCGGCCAGCTCCACATTGTCCTCAGGAGCAATGTCTGGCACACCCACCTCGATCTGCGCCAGAGTCGCCGGCTTGCCTTGCCTAAGCCCCAGGGCTACCGCCCTGTTCCACGCCTGCAGCACCACATCGGCCACGATATAGCCGAAATGCGCCTGCCGCCGCCGCAGAAACCGCCGCCGCTGCTCCCCCAACACCTTAGCCGAGGCCAGGTTTGCTGTCTCGCTCTCGCCCAGGTCCAGCAGAGACAACCCCGGCCCGCCCGCCACGACCATCCAGCGAATCGCCCGGCCATCCGCAGCCGCGTCCCACGCCTTGATCTCCGGTGTGACGGCAGCCCACTCCTCGTTGTCCCGATCCACCACCATAACCGTGCCCGCCGACGGAATCTTGCGATACTGCTCCTCCTTGGCCGACACCATCTTCCCGGGCACCTTGACGATCCACAAGAAAACTCTCATGGCCGCATTCACCCTGACCCGATCCTCCAGCCAACGGCTATACCGCTTCAGCCACGGTAGAACCGAAGCCAGGTCCGATTCCCCACGCACGCAGCCCACGGGCCTATTGACCGCATAATGCAACATCACGGACTTGGGCTTCGCCCCCTCTGCCAGACCATCCTTATCCGACACCGCCCGAGGGTGATACCAGACTTCTCCCTCGCTCAGCGCATCCCCCACCTCATGATACATCGTCTCCGCCTCGTAATCATTTTCGTTCCACTCCACCCGCTCGATCCTCGAAGCAGAGATAGCTCGCAGGTAAACCACACCGTCAGCGGAGTTGAAGTGCAGCGTCGGAAATAGCTCGCCCGCCCGCGTCAGCTCGTCGCACCAATCAGCCAGACGTATAGCTAACCGATTCTCTGGGTGATTGACCACCTCACGAATGAACTTATTCAGGCGAGGATACGACGACCTGAGCAGAATGGTGTCACCGCCCAGGACGTAAGCCGTCACGATCCCCACCAGCCGCCGCGCCAGGGGGTTGTTTCGCCAGGCATCGAACGCGCTCTTGAACTCACCCAGGAGGACGCCCCAATCTTTATCGAGCTCAGTCCCCGACCGCCCGAATGGTGTCAGGCCATCGTTGGCCTTGCCCACGGGCACCACCCTCACCCGCGCCAGGCGCGCCAGCCAGGACACCACACCCAAAAGCATCAACCTCGGAATAGACCGCACCCTACCAGCCACCCGTCTCCCTCTCGTCTATGATGTCGTCGGGGGTGATCGCCGCCGATTCCCCCGTCCCTCGATTCCGCAGCGAAGGCCAGCGCAACGCCGCCATCCCGATGATCACCGTCATCGCCCGGTCGTCGGTCATGCCCGGAGGCGCCTTCAAAGAGCTACCCTCAAACATCGCCAGCTCGTTTATCGTAGCCTGATCCTGAATCACACAACCACCCTCACGCAAGACCTCGGCCGTCACGTCGGTGGCCAACACCTTGTTCTTCGCATTGCTGAGCCAGCCGTCCTTCTCGTCGAGCGGACACTGGTAAATCAAATCGTCCGCGCCCAGGCCCCCGATAGCCACGTGGACGGCGTGGCCGTGGTTGTTGCGCTCCACGCAGATCACCGCCTCGTTGTACCACCGGCTGAGCTCCACCAGGTAACCGCCAAATATGTCCGGTTGGAATTGCCCGTACAGCCCCGCCACCTGGTTCCACGTGCCCACGTCGAACACCGCCGCTGGCGACGGGTCCGAGGTAGGGTTTCCCTCACAGGGATCAGCCACCACCAGGTACCCCCCGCCGCGCCGAGGTGCTTCCCACACCACCAGGCCCGGCAGCGGCGGCGCATCCACACAGTCCAGGGGAGACGCACTCCCCGTGCACAACGCCAGCCACGCAGGTAGAAACCGCTTAGACGACTTCCTGGCTGCTAGCGCTTCGGCTGGCGAAGCCGGGTACTCCTGAAACAGATCGTCCTCAGTATAGTCGGCCTGCTGCTGAGCGTACCAGGCAGCATCCCGACCAGGCCGGCTATGCCAGGGGAGGAAGATGGGCCGGTAGCTGTTCCCTCCAGCCACGGCCTGGTTCCAGATCCGCTTGAACTCGGACGATGGATCCTCCTTATCCACCGTGCTGATCAGGCCCAACTGGCCCCCAGCGTCAATCGTGGGCTTGACCGCCGTGAGCAACTGCCGCAGCCAGCGGATATAGTCCGCCTCGTCCACCACCGCCAGCGTCGCCGTGTAGCTCCGGCCTGAATGCTTGGTGGTAGGGAACGCCTGAGCCACGCTCCCAAGATTGACCAACTCCAGCTCGTGATCATTGTCCGTGCCCACCCGCGCCTGCAAAAACGACGGCAGCCGCAGATGACACTGACGCACCCGGTCAAGGAGCTCCGCCGCCTCGTCGTCACGCCGACTAAACAGCAGCACACCCGACCCGGGCCTGAACAACATCATCCACAGGCCGTAGCACACCAGCAGCCAGGTCAGACCCAGTTGCCGCGCCTTGAGGACGATGAAGAGCTTATTCTCGGTGATCGCTTGTAATGTGCTTACCTGGGCCGGCCACAACTGGAACCGCACCCACTCTCGCGCCGTCTTGTCCTCTATCCAACAATACGTATCAATAAAGTACTCTCCACTGAGAGAGCACTTGACCAGCTCAACCTTCTGCTCCCGAGTCAGAACCTCTGCCACTCTGCCACATCCCCAACCCCTTCGTAGCCGCAGCGAACTCATCGGCGCCAAACACCGCCACGCGCACCTCCCGGCCAGCCCTCTCCAGCTCCAACAGCACCTTCGCCCAGTGCTCCGCGTCACTGGCGGTTAGCTTAACCCCCTCCGCCTGCAGGGCCGCCAGGAACCGCTCCAGGATCAACCGCCCGATGCGGAAGATGAGCACACTGGCCTCCGTGGCCTCGGCCTCCGCTTTTTGCAGACCTTCTGCCGCCACTTTGCCCCGGAAGACCCGTCGCTTCTCGACCCACCCACCGGCCTTACCCTGCCGCTCGACCTGCTTCTTGCTGACCTGGTATCTGTCCGCCAGGTCCCGGTAACTCACCTGGCCCGTCACATACTCGTTTTCGATCCGCTCCCAGTCCAGCGTCGCCATCCAGCAGCTCCTCCAGGGCCTCCGC